GGCGAAGGTGGTTCATATACTGAGCGCACTGCACACCTCGATCAATCATGCTTTGTACAGATGGAAAAACCTGATGACTGCCCTACAGATCCGACTGACAATAATGATTCTCGATATGATTACCTGACTTGCGATGGCATCAAACAAAAAACTGGAGTCAGTTTTCCATACCAACCAAGGTCAGAACATGCTGGAAGAGCGATCATTGATATGTTGTTTGTCGTTGATACTGCATTGACCGAAGAAGATCGCGATGGTATGACTGTAGAGGAGTTTGTCGATAAACAAATCTATGAATTAAATCACATGTATATGGTATCAGGCACATACACTCTTGTTCGCCGAGCAGGGATTGTAATGGTAGATGTTGCTGAGGGTGATTTGTACCGTCAGTATAGTGCATTCTTTGATGAGCGATATGAGTTTCAAGGTCTTAGTGATTGGCAACGAGAAGCAGAAGCTGACTTGGCATTCTTATTTAAAAAACTGCCCGAGGAACCAATCGCATGTGGTGTTGCTAATCTTGATGCAACTCGTGGCATTGATAAAACAAGAGGCATCACACAGTGTTTTCATAATACAGTGTTCCAAGAATATGAGGCGACGAGATATTACGAACGAGCACACGAGACATTCGCTCATGAGATTGGACATCTATTAGGTGCTCAACACGAATATAATGACGTTAGAGGCAGTTATGGTCTCTTTGAATATTCATACGGTCACCACATAGAAGGGTATAATCCACAAGCAGATAATCCTGACTACGAGGGTGTCTATGGTGGGTTTGGTACAATCATGACTTATGCCGATTTACCAACGGGTCGATTTTCAGACTATAATGTTAGATGTACTCTCGGTGAAGGTACTGGTGAATACGAAGGGCAATCAGTACCATTGGGAACAACTGGTGGATGTTTTTGTTTGGATCCAATAGAATATCAACCACCGCCTACAAATAATGCAGAGACTATCCTTCGAACTCGTTGGTTGATGAGTCAGTTAAATGAACTAGGACATGAGATTGCAGAATCTTCTGCGTTCTCTTGGAACAATTTTAGAAAAATGGACGGATTGACTATAGAGGATGATCCGCAAATTTGTTTATTTTGAGATTATATTATGAATCCATTTGACGTTTTGAATAGTGTAAACCATAACAAGAAAGACATACTTGATGCTGAGAACGAGAAGCAGTATCCAGCGTTCATGGTCAACCGTGGTCTTTCATACTTCCGCGACACCGTTTTACTTGCCAACGAGATGAACAGGAATCATCATCTCGATGGTCGCCTACAGTTTGACTTCCTTCGTAATGCCATCAGAGCGAGGAAGCGATTTAGTAAGTGGGCGAAGAAGGCGAAGATAGATAACATTGACGTGATCAAGGAAGCATATGGGTACAGCACTGCGAAAGCAGAGGCAGTATCCGATCTCTTTACTCAGGAAGATATCGACAACCTGTCCAAGAAACTCTCCAAAGGAGGGAAACGCTAAATAGTCCTAAGCAGTATTCTGTGAAATAATAACTACAATCTAAAATATGGGACTAGTGTATGGAATCGGTAGTATCATGGACGCCAGCGGACATGTTGGAAGTCACGCTGAACGAACCAGACGATTTTCTAAAAGTACGAGAGACCTTGACAAGGATAGGCATTGCCTCTCGAAAAGAAAAGAAACTGTTTCAATCTTGCCACATTTTGCACAAGCAAGGCAGATATTTTATTGTTCATTTTAAAGAACTATTTTTACTTGATGGCAAAAAAGCAACTCTTGAAGAAGCTGACATTGCCAGAAGAAACACAATCGCAACTCTTTTGAGCGATTGGGGTTTAGTTAATATAATCGACAATTCTATGACGCGAGATAAAGCACCTTTGCGCCAGATTAAAGTTGTTTCGTTTAGAGAGAAAAGTGAATGGGAACTTTGCCCCAAATATAATATAGGGGTCAAGCACTAAAAATATATGATCGACGCTTATATGATTTGCGACATGGGCAATCCCTTGTCGATGCGGTATGTAGAACTTTCTTTAGCATCCTTTGAACCAGTGAGTGATATCGTCAGTATCACTCCTGTTCAATGCACCACACCAGATACTCTGCCTATCAGGTTCGAGAAGAATCAAGAACCCATCCCTTTCTATGTTGGCGAGGCAGGTCCGGACGATTATCTTCACGCTCGTTTCTTTGGCGGTACGTTCTGCGATAACGAAGTCTACAACTCTATCATGCATTCCCAGTTGATGCTGATTGAACGTATCGCCGCTGGTGAACCTATCGCTATCATGGAGCATGACGCTGCCTTGATTAACGAAGAAACTTTCCGTACCATGGTAGATGAGCATTGGGGCGAAGTTGATGTGTTTATGCCAGGAACCTGTATGGAGTTTTATGGTATGACGCAGCGATATGCTGAAAAATTTGTAGACCTCATGTATAACTTTCCTTACACTGACAGCAGGATATCAGGTCCGTTTGGTGCTATGCTATTGCTTGAGCAGATGGGTTTACCTTTCCCTGACTATGAAGTGTTGGTGCCGACTAAGGTGAGAGAGGATATAGATAGACAGTGTTTGTCGCCCAGCATCAAAACTAGCACTGAAGGTATAGGGTATGAGTTCTACGATCCTGCTTGTAAGCAGTTTATGTTTCGTAATGGCGGCAACACCAATCAAATGAAATATGACCTCGACAAACCAATGTTTGAAACTATGAGTTTTAAAACAGCAAATGGTGCTGTTACTAATGCTGCTGGCGGAGGACCGACTTGGAGTCGCGATTTCGTGATCATTGAAGACTAAATAACAGTATGCCAAAAAAACCCGAATACATTATCTACGACACTAACACTGGATTTGCCATTGAGGAAGCGTGCAACACAAAATCCGGTTCTTCTTTCGTTGAAGCTGCTACCACAGTAATCAGAACAGGCACTTCACTGATTACTCCTGAAGGTAATGATTCAGATGGTTATTGGACTGGATACGGCATCACCGTAGGGCATTATGGTTATCCAGACGATCCGTTCGTAGGATTAGACTCTTTAGGTAATCCAATCCTTGTTCCTATCCCTAGATTTGATCCATGGTATTGGGATTCAACTCGCCCTAATGGCGACGGTACTTTTGGTGGTTGGATAGACAGTGATGGAGATTCTAGTGCTCCTCCTCTTGGTGAAGGTCACTATGCTTGTTGGGGTCTTACTGATGAGCAAAAAGCACTGCTGGTAGACGGTGCCGGAGGTGGCGGTGCCGGAGGTGGCGGTGGCGGAGGAGGAGGTGGATCCTACTCTGGCGGTAGTCAAGGTGGTTCTGGACAAGGTGGCGGTGGCGGTGGCGGCGACAATGCTACCGTCGAAGACACTGTCGGAACTGCCATTCTGTATCCAGATGGTGGCGGTGGCATAAAATCTGATGGACCATTGTGTGCACTTGACAGTGTACGCAGTTGTTTGTTCCAAGGATCGTTCGACGATTCTTGTAGTATGAATAAGATCATGCTACATGGTCTAGATGGTGGTATACTGTTAGACGAATATGATAATGCTCCCGCGACTTCAATCATGTGGCCCGCTGTCCGTAATGCTGGTGTGTGCGGTGATCCAACTGATAGGATTATGGATATCGGTAATGCTGACTTCAAGTTCAACTGGGTTCACGGGTTCAAGTTTGTTGTTTATGGCACAGCTGGTGCTGATGCTGGTATGCAACCAGCAGTTGATAACACCACTGAACTCGGTACAACTAATCTTAAATTCAAAAAGATTTGGTCATATGATTACCACTTTACCTCAGGTATTGCTGCTGTTTATTGGGGTGGAGCATCACCCAGTGCTGTCAAAGCGGCACTTGATAATCTAGCAACAAGGGTTTACAATCTTGAGAATTCGACTGCTCTTGATGATCACGCAGCACTAACAACTGGTGTCCACGGTCTCTAAACTACTTGCTTTTTCTTTCAAAATAGGTTACAATAGATACTCTGTTATGGAGTAGTGAATGAAGTTTTATACTAACATCTCTCGTGTTGGTAACAGTATTTGTTATCGAGGATACGAGAACGGTGAACGCAAGCAGTATCGCGACACCTTTAAACCTGTTATGTATCTCCCCGCAAATAAACCCGACTCTATCTGGAAAACTCTGGATGGTCGAACTGTGTCGGAGGTGCAG